TCCCCCCCGCGGCGGAGGCCCCTCTGCAAACACGGACAACCATGAGCAGTGGAAACCCCGCCGCATGCCGCTAATCCAAAGGTGATTCCTCAGTCACCACTGGTAAGCAGCCGGCTCGGCCGGACATCCAAATGCGTATAGCCTTGAGGAGGCACGCACCCGGCGGCTCTGCCACACCGAACAGCATTCACCTATGCACCTACCGCAGTTCCCGCGCGGGGGGGACTCGGTGTGCCTGTGGCTCCTTCGGGCCTAGCTCGGCTCGGCAAAGAAGCCGGAGCGTGGTCGCCACCACGGATGGGAGCTCCGAGAACGCGGGTACTCTCATCTGGGGTGTCACGGGGGCCACGCCGGCAGTCCCCCCTGCGCGAATCAATGTCACCTCCTCGCAGCATCCTCCCAGCAGAATCAACATAAACAACGTACGGAGCAGCAGAAGCATAAGAGCGCCCATGGACGCAGACAAGACGCGCAATTGCAATGGCGTTCTTCTTGGAGAACGTCACGACATAGAAATTCTCGCCGAGGTCGACAGCGAAGCGCTCAGTAACCCCAAGCTGGGTCTCAAAAGCGTCAAACTTGTAAGACCCATATAGGGTCGAGTTCGAAGCGATCTCGGCTGCGAGAGACTTGGTAACGCTCGAAGCTCCAGCGAGGGGCTGAGCGGACCCTGGAGCCCCACCTGGAGCGCCGTCATCAACGACCCTAACAGGCTTCCCGGAGGCAGCGATGCGTGGGGTCGCACTAATAACAGCAGCAAGCTCTTTCCGAGCCTCGTCCCTGTCGGACATCTCCAAGGCACGGAGCCTCTCAACGACATCCATTGCCAAAGAATAGGTGTCAGAGTACTGACGTGGATCGGCAAGGAAGGAATGGAGCTGGATCGTGAGAGGCTTCGGCCCAGTGAGTGCGGGGAAAGGGGCTGGCTCCTGGTCTTTGGCAACAGCCGAGGCATACTCAATGATCCCAGCTGGCTTGAGACCATGGGACGCGAGCTTGAGAATACCAGCTATGGCCTCATCAGGCAGTTGCATGAGGAGCTTAGCCTCTCGCGAAGTGAGATAGGCGTCAGACATTGCGAGAAACGAGCACGTGGACTGGAAAAAAGAACAAAAGATTGGGCTATGAGAATATGTTTTTGTGGTTTTTTGAAGAAAAGAAGTGGATTGCTGGGAGAATGCTGAGAAACGGAGTTTCGCAGGTTACGCAGAGTCACTTTCTGGACTCTGGGAATGCTTGTAGCGGTTAAGGTTTATTTACG